ATGCCTAAAACCGTTGTGCCACTTACCGATGCAAAGATAAAAAGAGCTAAATCAGAAGATAAGCCAACCAAACTATCAGATGGCTATGGCTTGTATCTTTATATTGACAAGAACCAACAGAAATTTTGGCGTTTTGATTATTCCAGACCATTCACTAAAAAAAGAAATACTTTAAGTTTTGGGCCATATCCTGAAGTAAGCCTTGCTGAAGCAAGACAGAAACGTGAAGATGCACGCTCTCTCATAGCACAAGACATCGATCCGCATGAAGAGAAAAAGCGAATCATTCAAGAACACATTTTGTCTGAGAAAAACACCTTTGCGGGTGTTGCTTCGGAATGGGTTTCTAAACAAAATTTGGCTGAGTCTACGATTAAAGGTCAAGCTCGTCTGCTTGAAGTTATTAACTCATATATCGGTAAAAAACCGATAGATAAAATTACACCTGTTGAGGTGCTTAATATTTGCCGTTTCTATGAAAAACAAGACAAGCTCGAAACCGCAAAAAAAGTAAAAGTAAAATGCGGTCAAATCTTTAGATATGGAGTTGCAACTGGGCGTTGTGAGCGTGATGTTACTCAAGACCTAAGAGGAGCATTGAAAGCACCCCAAGTAAAGCATTTATCCGCACTTACAGAAGTATTTGACTTTGCTCAGTTGCTTTATGATATTGATTTCTACGAAGGAACTTTTATTACAAAGACTGCGATAAGAATCGCACCTCTCGTATTTGTTCGTCCGGGTGAATTACGTCATGCAAAATGGGCTGATATAGATTTAGATCTAGGCACTTGGTCCTACACACCACCAAAGACTCGCAGTAAAACTGGTGTTCAGCATATTGTCCCACTATCTAAACAAGTTGTTGAAGCGCTAATTGATCTGCAACCCATCACAAGATGTAGTGAATTCGTTTTCCCTGCGATTACCACGCAGTTAAAGCCAATGTCTGAAAATACAATTAACCAAGCGCTTAGAAGAATGGGTTATACATCTGAGCAGGTATGTGGACATGGTTTTCGTGCATCCGCTCGAACAATACTTGAAGAAGTCTTGGGTTACCCTATTGAGATTATTGAACAACAGCTTGCGCACAAAGTTAAAGATATGCATGGTCGTGCTTATAATCGAACTAAACATTTGGATAAACGTAGAAAAATGATGCAACACTGGTCTGATTATTGCGATGAAATCAAAAATAATTACTCTAAATCTCGCGAAGTTAAAAGCCGTGAAATTATGTAAAGCACATTTTTTTACGGCCCTACAGAATAAGATTGTAAATCCACTCCATACCCGAGTTGTCACTTAAATTTGAGTAGATATGAGAAGTCTTAACTTTTAAATCTTTGTGCAACAAAGCCATTGCCAAACCCCTCACACTGATATTTCATACTACAAAGAATGTTTAATTGGGAACAATAAAAATATAAAAGCCTTAATTATTGGAGATAGTCATGCTGAATCAATAACAAATGCTATAACTACAAATATGGATTTAAAAAGTGAAGGCGTTATTTTGCTTTCCACTTCAAGCTGTCCTTTTATTTTAAATATTAAATTTTACGATAAAAAAAATATTTGCCATGACTTTAATAAAAAACGCTTATTACTAATACAGTCAAAAAGATACGAAAATATTCCAATCATTCTTGTCGGTAGATTTTCTGCATATTTGGAAGGCCAGAATGATCCTGAAAGAGTTATTTCAAATCATAAAAAAGAGATTTTTTTCGACAATCAAAACGAAACTCTAGACTACACCTATTTAAAATTTGAAGAGAATATGCAAAAAACATTATGCTCTGTATCAAGCCATAACCCACTATGGATACTATACCCCACACCAGAAATTCCTATGAATGTTCCTAAGACCATGGCTAAAAAAATATTCTTGGGCATTAAAGAGCCTATCTCTTATGATTACTCTACATACTTAGCTAGGTCTGAAAGGGTAAGAAAGAGTATTGATAGTTCTGCTAGCAAATGTGATACCAAAATATTAGATCCATCAAGATTCTTATGCTTATCCAATAAGTGTATAACAGAGCATGAAGGACGCCCTATATATCGAGATGGCGATCATTTGAGTGAATATGGGAATAGACTTTTAATACCTTTATTTAAAGATGTTCTTTAACCATAAAATAAAGCCCATATACATGGGCTTTATTTTATGGTTATTACAATGTTAAAGCTTCTATCCACATAGCATCGACTTGCTCATCCGTCCACCCGAGCAATTGCGTCATTGCTGAAACAGTAGGGCTGAGTCGTTCAATGTCTGCAACTGTATCAAACTCGATTTTAAAGCGTGGATTTGCGTTAATTGCAGTCATGACTTGGTTATACAGACCATGATCATACAAATAAAGGCTAAACTGACGTTTTGAGAGTGTCTTTAGCTTTAAATGATCAATGCTTTTTGCCTTATCTTGATCAATTGTAATCATAAACCCACTCCATCGGTTAATAGAGCTTCATCAATAGTCCATGCATCACGATAAGTTGGATCGGTTGGTAAATCGATTTCGTTAATGATTTTAAACTTTTTACCCGTTGGTACGTCTTTTTCTGCAATTTCTTGAATTGTCATATGGTCTAGCGCTGACTTTGTCGGATGAACTATGCACAAAAAACCAGTGTCATTTAAGTATATTATTTTCATATTTATGAACCTTTATCTAAAAATCGCAACATTTATATTTAAAGCATCAACCAGCCCAGAAGTATCATCTGCAAGATAGAATGATAGGCCTGTTGTTTCATATAAATACGGTTGAAAACTTTCATCAGACCCAGATGTTGGACTACTCGCTCTGCATGAAGAACCTACAGCGCAGTAGTTTTTGTCCGTCATTGGTATTGTGAAATTCATTTTATAAGTGCCTGCACCTAGATCGGTAATAGAGCTAACATTCCCATTTCCACGGATTTCTACCGTTCCAGTCCCGTTAAAATTCACCCAAGCCCTGGCTGAATAGCTTGGTGCAGTACCAGATGCAGTTTCCAATTTTGTAGCAGTATCCGCGTTCCCTGTCGTATTTTGATTTCCTGCAGTGTTTACACCAGGCAAGTTGATATTTGCTGTGCCATCAAAACTTACTCCACCTATGGTTCGTGCTGTGGCCAGTTTAGTTGCACTAACCGCATTGGCTGTTTTATCCAGCTTATTGTCTTGTAAGTTTTTACCTTGCTGAGCAGCTAATGGCTTTGTCGCATCGGCTGTGGTCAGGTTGTCTATTAGGTCTGCGCGTGGAATATAATTCTCATTGACCCACGCTTGCGTGGCGTAGATCAATGATTCATCCAGCGTAAGTTGAACTACTGAAGCATCCTGAATATCAATGGTGAATTTCAGACGGTATTCAGAAACCCCTGTGGAATCTGCAACTTTATAAAATGGTGCATGTGAACCGTGTGAAATAAGCTTTCCATTCGCAATGATGCCCATTTCACGAATTGTAAAGCCACCAACATCAGATGGAATAATCGTTTCAATCACAATCCAATTTGCATTTGTTGCATGTCTCTCGTATTTCGTCACAGCTTGACGATGAACTTCACGAACTAAAGATGTCCGTGTTTTAGTTGGCGTTGGTACTGAACCATTACCATCACCAAAAGACACGTGGGTAATATCTAGTTTTGTGTTAGTGGCAATTGCATTCGCTATTTCAGCGTCACCTAAATTTGTTGTGACATTATAAAATTCAGCCATTTATGCCCTCCCTCGGCTCACTTGTATACGTTAATGCGGTTTGATGCACAATAAGGTTGCGTATCGTTAAAATAGGATTTGTGGTAACCGTCAAATTGGTCAAATGCCGTGATGCTGCTTTAGATTCAGACAACAATCTATTTATTTCACTGTATGTTTCAGCATTTAAACTTTTGCCAATAACGTTAAGCTCTAAATTAAAAGTACCTGGTACTAAATTAGGTACTGCTTCAAACCATTCAATGATATTGACTTCATATCCAAACGGTTCTAAGGCTTTTTTAATTGCTGCAGGCGTGCCTTTTAATCGATGCAAATCTCTCGATTCTTTAATGACTTTCCGTTTTAATTCTTCTTGCCAGTTATCATCCCAATAATCGACTGACTTTTGCCATGCAATAAATGGTAAAAACTGTGATGGAACATGATCAATATCTTTGATGATACGAATCGATGGTAAATCAAAAGCATCCTTACCAACTTCAGCAAGTTTTCTTTCTAAGTCTGTAGAGTTTGGAGGTAGTAAACTTGTCAAATCACACCTCCAACGGTAATATTTTTAGTCGTACAGTATGGATGGTGATAACTATCCATCACCAAATCTGCGGTCGGCGAAATAATCTCTACTCGTTCAATACCATCTACATGCAATGCAGCATAGATTGCGGATAAATAAATACTTTCACCGTTTTTTTGAGCATTTTTAATATATTTATCTAAACGAATATTTGCGGCTTCAAGTAATAAAGCATCTTCTGCATTTTTACCGACATACAGTACAGCTTCAATTTGATAATTCGTTGCAATACTTGATTTAACTATTGGGCGATCACCAACTGGACGTACCGTATCAGGATCTAAGGCGGTTTGAACAATTTGAACCAGTTCTTCTGAGGCTTCACCGTTTTCACTACCAATTTGTGTAATCACAATGTCTAAAAAACACGGTGTTTCTTCATCTGATTTCACCTTAATACCATCCACACGACCATCTGCTGATAATGTGAAATAGCGGTATGCATTAGCAGATCCTGCTGTATTCATTCCATCAAATGACAAAATACAACGTTCACGTAATCGCTCAGCCAAGGCCTCCTAATAAGAGGCTTTTTAAGGCTATACGGAATAATGAGTACGTTTATTTTTTACGGTATTTTTTACGGTATATACAACCAACTAAAAATATTAATTATTAATTATTAGATTCTTAACCCTGTCATTCGAGTCCCGCAGGGCGCACATATAATCTACCAAATAGATATGCTAGTAATGATTATAGAAAAGGATCAATTAAAGTATACACATAGAACAAAGAGCTAAAAATAATTAAACACCATCTCCTATAAACCTCTCCTGTACTACTATTACCATCTATAGCAAATACGAAGGTAAAAGTTCCATTAAACCAAGCATATAAGCAAAAAAATATCGATGCAAATACAACCAAAATGGAAGTTATAGATAAAACTTCCTTGGTATATTGCATAAATAATCCAAGAGTAGAAATTAATGTATATACCGAAAATATTAGGAATTTATATCTTGTATATATTAAAAGATAAGTATCTTTCACTTCCTACCTCTTATCCTTTTATTAAATTATTCTTGTAGAAAAAGATAATAGATAAGGAGGGCTTTGTTGCACAAAGATTTAAAAGTTAAGACTTCTCATATCTACTCAAATTTAAGTGACAACTCGGGTATGTGGTCTGCCTAAGTCCGTAAATTTATTTAATACTGCCATACGTGCATGAATCTCATTGACTTGGCTTTGAAAATTTCTCGCACTGAGTTTATCCCCTAATAATTTGATGCAATGCATCTTGGTTTCAACCAAACTTCGCCGATGATA